AAGGTACCAGAGGTTCCAGATGCCCCTGGGTTTAATAAAATACCACTCAAATTATTAATCTGTAAATCAAATTCATAGGCTGGTGTATAAACTAAATCAATGTCATTGTTTTTAGTTTCAGAATCATCTGATAACATAAAATCTAACGTTTTATTACTAAAATCTAACAACTCATAATTAATTTTTTCAAATGTATATTGCATTTGGTACTTACCTTGATTATATATGTTATTAGCCGTATTAGTTACGTTAGTGCTATCATCCCTACTAACCAATGCATATGACGTGGTTTCTAAAGACCTAGCGCTGGTACCGTACTCATAAGGGTTAAATGAGAAGTTCTGATCTGTTGGGCTAGTATTCGATGGTAAAGTTAATTGACCAAACTTAAAAGTGTTCGTAGCTGCCGTACCATTGATTTTTAATACATTATTTGATGGTAAAAAATTATTAAAATCATACTGATTTGGTAAGTCTGTAAGTGTTGGATAACCTAACACTTCACTAATGTAAGTCATATTCCTTATATACTCTTTAATAACACTATCAGATATTGTATTATCCAGTTCGTTTTTAAGTTGTTTAAAGAAATACAATCCGTTACCAAGTGACGCGTATTTTTTTATTAAACTAGGTGTTGGTGCACCAGTACCAGTACCAGTAGTAAGAATATTATAAACACCACTTAAATTAATTAATTCACCACCGTCTATTGATAATTTTTTATATTCTTCATACGGATTGTAACCAAACATTGTACTATCATTGATTGGGGTACTTAATTTTTTAGCGTTAGGTATTACTTCATATAATGTGGCTCTACCCTCTGAATATGTTGCATCATAACCGTATAATGGTAGTGATAAACCAGCTAAGATAACTGACATTTTTGCGATTGAATCATTTAACGCTGTTATCGTTAAGTCGGTATCTGAATCTCTCTTAGAATAAAAGTTTGTAAATTCCGTATCAATATAACTCGTAAAATCTTTTATGTGCCCAGTTTCCAGATTTTTATAAAAGTTTTTAAACCCTTTTAAATCATCTGTTGTATCAAACCAAAAACCTAAAGTGTTTGTCGCAATTTTTGTTCTAAACTCATCAACAAAGTTAGATTCAATATCTTTATATATTTTTATACCATTCGTATCTTTAAAGAAAATACCACCAGTTTCAGATTTACCATCTACATTGTTTGTATAACCATTCGTAAAATTACCTTGGAAATATTTACCACTTCTACCGTTATTTTGTGCGCTTGTTAAAGCTGTGAAATTATAAGGTAAACCTTTACCATCACCAATTTTAAACATGTACTCTTGTGGGTGTAAATTTAATTTTAAAGCTTCAAAAGGTTCTGGTTTATTACCATTTTTACTTAAAAAAAATGGGTGTTGTTTAAACACATCACCAAGTTCTAAATATCTTCTTTCTTCAGCGACCGTGTTAAAGATTTGATAGTATGTTAAACCATTAAGGACTACCTCTCCGTTAACCTCTGTTGGTATAGTTGTATCAGATATGTTACTAATTATCTCACTTATAGTAGTATCAGTACCAGATAAAGGTTTTTTATAATTTTTATTTCTTAATACATTATTAAGTACTTTGTATTTACCAACTGTTTTATCTTCTGTTTTACCGATGTAATTAGCAAAATTATTTACGTAATCACCAAAACCATAATACAACTCACTAAATAAATCATAATATTGTATATCATATCTTTGCATGTAGTTTCTACCGTATTCTTGTCTAAAAGCGTATTCACCAAAATTAGAATGGTCTATTGCGGTCCAAACTTTCTTCGCGTCTTGTGGTAATGGGTCGGTTGGTTTTAATTTTGTGTAAACACCATTAACAATTGGGTATTGGTTAGCTGTTCTAACATAATATTGACCAAGATAAGTAACACACGCTTCCGTTTGATATTCTTTTGTTGCATCAAATTCCACCGCACTAGTTAATTGATTATAATACGTGCCACCAGCCAATTTTGGTAATAACCTTTCGCTAATAACACCAATCGTACCATAAGGTATTGGTAAACCTTCTGTTGAAGGTATTATTAACTCAGCTGCTTTAACAATTGGGATTAAATCCAATGAATTTTCAACAAAAAAATCTTGTTCAAGATTTATTAAATCTCTTTCTCTTCTATCTGTATTAGCAAACGTTCTTTCATCATATACATCTGTATTTGCGTAATAGTTAAATGTTAACGCGTTTTGTAATTGATCAACATATCTTCTTAAACCTTGTCCACCAATATATTTAAATGACATAGTGACTTTTGCAAGCATCGGTTGTACACCAATACCTTCAGGGTTTAAATCCCATAATAACGGATCATAATTAATATTTAAACTATTAATAATAATTTTTGTGTGATAAAAATCACCAATTCTTAAAACAGATACAGGTGGTCTACCAAACGCTGTATTCTTAGCATCGCAACCAGAAATACCAATGTCCTTGGTGATTGTATCACCAGGTCTCATACATTGCTGTAAAAAGGTTAATCTAGCGTTTAACCCTTCAGGTGTCATCGCATGGAATGCTGGGCTAAAATATTTTAATTTTTCTTTTAAACTATCAAAAATAATCGGTGATTCTTTTGACAAATATTCGAAGTAATCACATTCTGTTAATAATTTATTAAGTATTCTTTGCGCAATCTCTCTTTTTGTAACATTGGTTGTTGGGGCTTTTTCTTCAACATACAATGGTGATGTTTCAGCTGGTGGTTCTTCTCTTTTCAAAGGAATTTCTTTTGGGGTTAAAGTTGATTTAACCTCAACCCTTCTAGCGAATGAAGCTATTCCTGATAAGTTACCGCAAACAACATCCGCTTCTGTTTTTGTTACTTGTTGAAATGATGGCTTTTGACGTATAGATACACACGTACCGATAAATTCCTTACCTTTTGTTTCCGTGTTTCCTTCTGGTAATGAAGGTATAAACGGATTTTTAATTATTTCATCGAACTCATCATATGTTCTAACCATATAATATGTTTTGTTTTCACCATAAGGAATAGCGAAATACTCTATACCTTCATCTGTTTTTAATGGTTTACCAAATAGTTTAGTATATTCATTTTCTATTTTTATATTAGGATCATCAATAGAGTCTTGATATAAATCAGCCACTGTTTGACCGCCACCTTGTTGGATGCTAAACGTAATCAATTGTCTTTCTTCTGTACCAACCTCACCTCTATAAATTATGATATTTTTAGTTGTTTCTAAATCACCATGTAATTTATCAACAACGGTTCCATCACTTATCTCTTCGTTTTCTAATGTGAAGCATTTAATATTATTACTAGTCATTACATTGAGTATTAACCATTTTGTAACCGAAACAAATCTTCTTGACGCTAATTTATCGTTATATTTCTGTAAAGCATCTTGATTTTGACCAGGAGCTGATGGTGATGCGTAAGCAAGCATAGCAATACTTATATTATAATCTTTAACAGACGTATAATTATCCGCTGAATAAGTTGTGGCAACGCTTTCTTTTTGTTTTTTATAGTTATATGCTGGTGATTGGTTAGGGTCTAAAGGGTCCCCAAAGAAGTATTCATTACCTGCGGGCGCAGATTCACCTAAAGTATAGGCATATTGAATCCATTTCTTTTCCCCACTTTCTGAAAGAGGTTTACCGCTTACAGTCTGTTCTTGATATTCAGAGTTTTTTTCAAGATCTATATTATTAGCTAGATTTGAATATATATTGTAATATACATCATACCCATCCACCTTGAAATCTTTAGGTTCTTTATAAATATTTTTAGATAGAGGTATATCGTTTTCAAAAAATAAATTAAATGTACCATTAATTATTGTCTGAAGCGATGGTGTTTCAATTTTAATACTTTCTTGTTGGAAACTACCTGATGATTCAACTTTAGATCTAATTTTATCATTTGGTAATCTAACATCTAAATCAGCTATAACTTTTTTAAAATATTCGATATCACTATCACTGAATACACCCCAAATTCTCGCCAACTCAAAAATGTCATAATCCAAACAACCAGCCCAGAAAGCCGCCAATAATTCATCAACCTCACCATCTGTTAAAGCCGCAAATTCTTTATCCACCAATAAGTTCATTATTGTCGGGTGATCAACAACAATATCCCATGATAATGTTCCAGCTCTTTCGGTGTTGTTATATGTGTATATTGCCTCTGGTCTACCTAAGAATTGATGTGTTGTCCAGTTTGTTGTCGTATCATCTGTAAATCTTATGTTATATGGTGGGAACCACATAATTCTACCACCATTAGAACCTTTTTCACAAGGTGGTAAGTCTCTGAACTGAGCTGAATCTCTCCAAGCTAAGTTCTCAAGTGAGAACATGTATTTTCTAGCTCTTTTTTCACCAAAAGCTTCAACAACAGCATCACCCAATCCATCACCCAATCTACCGTAACCTTCGTTAACATTAAGCGCTGATGGGTGTATATTTAAATTTCCGTATCTATCCAATACAGAGTTTCTTTCTTTTCTATTTAACTCTTTCCATCTAATAAGGTCAGTTACTTTTGAGAATGGTTTTGCTTTTGTCCAAGACCTACAAAGAGAAACCTCATTGTACATTTTTTTACCATCTCTATTACCACCTCTATCTAAACCTGGTATCAGATAGTTATAACCAGTAACCTCACCTTTTTTGTTTTTTCTTTCAACCTTAAAAGGTGATATTACATTAGAACCTTTTGATGAAAAAGTATATCCATCAAAAAATTTAGTTTTTGTTTGGTCAATAGAATTGATCGCATCATTTCTTCCACCAGCTTCCAATAATTTTTGTGTAACAGCTAATATTGAACAATCTCTAAATCTACTAGCAGAATTTACTGATAAGCTACCGATATCCTTAATTTTACCATCCCAACTATCTGGATATGATGTCATTGCGACTGGATCCATAAAAGTTTCTTTACTCTCACCTCTCCAAATAAATGAAGTTTGAATTGACCCATATTTTGAAACATCTTCAACACCTGGTTCAATATAATAATTTTCAATACCACCCTCTCTCTTTATTCTAATAGCTCTGGTTAACTCACTATTAGCTCTAACTTGTAAACCGTTATCATCTTGTAATAAATGAAATATACTAACATTTTTACCAGCTGTAATGTATGGGGTAAAAACAACATCTTCAGTACCTTTTTGAGCTTTTGCAGCTCTTTTAAATAACCTAGTATCAGCACCTCTTAATTTACTCTGATAGTCTGGGGAGTACTTGTTATTACCAAGATTTGAAAATAAGAAAAATCTTTGCGCTCTACCAGTTTCATCTAGTCTATCAATAACTCTATTTTCTAATTTATCTTCTATTCTTGAGTTACCACTATCATTTGCACCAAAACATGTTGGTCTTAAAACAATAGAATCGTCTTCAAAGAATTCAGATGTTAATCCACCTAAATTAGTGATATCTGAAATAAAACTAGCTAATTTACCTAAACCACCTTTAAATGTTGTGATATCAGCGTTACCTCTTTCAATTATTGATGATGGGTCTTTAATAAATTCAATAACTTTAAGTGGGTTTTTTAACATATCATCAATAGTTGTTAAACCAGCCACCTCTTGAGCTGTTTTAGTTAATAGTCTTGTTTTTAAATGAAATTTTAATTCCAAGGCACCTATTTGTGCTAATAACGTATCATTTTTTAAACCAGGTTCCGTTAATAAATTAGTGATATCTAAATTAGGACCTAATAGAACGCTCAACGGAGTTGATGCTGTAGGTACGTTTAAGAAATCACCCATCTTTATATTAACTGGGTCGGAATTGTTTAATTTATCTTCTGTAAGATATGGATTTTGTGGTGTATTTGGTGTATTATTTAATAATAAATTCTCTAAAATTTCATAAACAATAGTATTTTCAGCACCATATTTATTGGTTACTACGTTTTTTGTATAGTCAGTTGTAAGCGATGATAATTGTGCTTGATTAGGTACAATAAAATCATTTATCAATGTTGCTGTACCAACTGGGATAGCACCTGGGTTAGACAAAGCAAAAGCGTCTGTTGGATCTGTTGGATCCTTTGCCATATTTTTATTAAACAAACTGATCATTATTGGACCAGATAATGTACCAATATCACCAGGGTTAACATTTGAAAATGTACTTATTTGTGATAATGTACCTCTACCAGCTAAATATTGAGCAGCAACTGACGCACTTGGTGATAATGTTGTAATACCAGCAGCAACATCAATTGGTGTGTTTAATGTCATTGAGATGTTTAAAGCTCTTGGTGTTACAGAGTCTGTAAGAACATCACCAGGATTAACAACATTAAAGTTATTAATTGTTGTATCTAAACCTCTACCAGCTAAGTATTGTGATGCGATTAAACCTGAAGGTGTTAAATTAACAATACCAGCGGCGATATCAGCTGGTGTGTTCAAATTCATCGCAAGATCCAATGTTCTTGGTGCAAATGAATCGGTAACAATATTACCAGGGTTTATGTTAATATAATCATTAATAACACTATTTAAACCTCTACCAGCTAAATATTGTGCAGCCAAAGAACCGCTTAATGATGTAACCCCAGCAGTGATGTCCGCAGGTGTATTTAATGTTCGTGCAAAGTTTGAATTTCTTGGTATTACAGAGTCTGTAACAACATTACCAGGATTTACATTAGGTAAAGTTGTAATCGCAATAAATGTACCTTTACCTGAAAGATATTGTGCAGCGTAGGCACCACTTAAATTTGTTAATCCAGCTGTTATATCAACTGGTGTACTTAATGTTTGTGCAAAGTTTTGTGTTCTTGGTCCTACAGCTTGTGTTATAACATTACCAGGATTTACATTAGGTAAAGTTGTGATAGCAACAAATGTACCTTTACCTGAAAGATATTGTGCGGCTAAAGAAGCACTAGGGCTTAAGTTATTTACACCAACAGTGATATCCGTAGGTGTACTTAATGTTTGAGCAAAGTTTTGTGTTCTTGGTGTTATGGCTTGTGATATAACGTCACCAGAGTTAACAACATTAAATGTATTGATAACACTAGGTGTTCCAAGACCTGATAAATATTGAGCAGCAAACGATGCGTTAGGTGTTAAGTTGTTTACGCCAGCGGTGATGTCTGTTGGTGTACCGATGTTCATTGCAAGGTCTAATGTCCTTGGTGCAACCGAATCGGTTACTACATCCCCAGAGTTAGTATTTTGGAAATTATTAATTACCGTAAAAGCACCCTTACCAGAAAGGTATTGGGCTGCGTATGTTGCGTTAGGCGTTAAATTTTGTACACCAGCAGTAATATCAGCTGGTGTGTTTAATGTCATAGCAAAATCCAAATTTCTTGGTGCAACGGCATCTGATAATACATTACCAGGGTTAATATTAATAAAATCATTAACAATTGTTAAAGCGCCTCTACCTGAAAGATACTGAGCCGCAATCGCTGCATTAGGTGTTAAGTTATTTACACCAGTAGTAATATCTGTAGGTGTATTTAATGTATGTGATAAACCCAAATTTCTTGGCGCAACAGATTCTGTTAGCGCATCACTTGGGTTTGTATTTGAAAAATCGTTTATTACTGTTAATTGACCTTTACTATTAACTAAAGAAGCTACATAAGCAGCACTTGTAGTTGTGTTAAGTAAACCAGCATTAATGTCAGCTGGTGTATTTAATGTTTTATTAAGGTTTGCTGTTCTTGCTGGGATACCATTAGTATCAACATCACCAGGGTTTTGTACGTTATAAAAATGTATTGCGGTATCTTGTCCCAATGAACTTAAATACGCATTAACTGTAACCGAATTAGTTAGATTAACTAAACCAGTTACAACATCAGGTGGGGCCTGTAAATTTAAATTAAGGATCACATTCCTAAACTGTCCCGATATACTATTTAAGCTCATATGTTATAAATATTATTTAAACTGTTTTTTTATTAAATTATATCGGAGCAACGCCAAAGTCAACAATATAATTCGCACTACCATTGCTGTTTTGTGACATCGTTCTTTTAATCCACTCACCCATCATAACAGGATCTGAATCATAAAATTCTTTTGCATTTATTTTTTGAGTACCGTTTTTAGTTTTTGCTTCAAGCTCTCCACTAACAACAACTGTTATTGTTTGTTGACTATTGTTTGTATTAGAATTTGCATATTTATTAGCGTTTAATTCTGATATCAAAGCCATGGCTGATCCAGGTGCTCCAGACATTGCCTGTCCATTTGATAAAGCTAGATAATCATTAACTTTACTTGCCTCTGCTATTTCAGACCCATATACACCTGGAATTTCTGGGAGACCCATGAAACTTTTTAAAGTTTTATCATCACGTTTTAATCCTTCTGTTATTAAATCTTGTTTAGCTTGATTACCACCAGTAAAAAGATCTGAAAACTGAGCACCAGAAACTTTAAAATTATTCACCATTCTATCACTCATGTAAGTACCAACACTTTGCATACCTAACGCATCGCTTGCAAACATACCAACAAAATCAACAACACCACTAACCCCAGCCGCTAAACCACCTAATAAATCATTACCCCATCCAGCTTCATTTTGTTCCTTTCTAACATTTTTTACTTTTTCAGTTAAAGTTGATTTATTATCAATACCCATTGCAGCCGCCTTACCCCTTGTGTTTTCGTCATTCGACTGCATAGCAATACCAGCGTTTTCCAACATCCCACCAATACCTGTGATATTTTTCATTGATTTAAGTATTTCACCAAATGCAATTTTTACGTAAGGTATGACATTATCAAATACAAATTTTATAATACTAGTAAATATTTCCTTCATCTTATCAAAGAAAGCACCATCACCATTCATTATCTTTCTTATACCACCAATAAATTCAGTGAAACCTGATAAAAACATATCAACACCAGTTCTAAATTTACCACCTGGACTAAAAACATCTTTTATAAGTGGTATCAACGTTGATGCGATATCTTTACCTAATTTTTCAATTTCATTTAACAAACCACTATCAGCTAAAAGCTTATTTAATTCTGTAAATAATGGTGTTAAACCAATTGCAAATCTTTCTAATATATTATTAAATCTATCTTGTAGTGTTAATCTTTGTTTTGCGGCCTCATCATTAGCTTTTCTTTGATTTAATATTGTTTGTAACTGATCTTTACTTGTAATCGAACTAACTAATTTACTAACACCGTTTGGCATTTTAATCTCATATTGACCACTTTTATTTATGGTCATTAAATTAGCCAGAGATTGTTTATCATCATCACTAAAACCTACTAAAGAACCAGCTCTCTTACTAAGAGCATTCATTTTATCAGTTGTTTTAGCTTGTTCAATAGCAGCATTAACAATACTATCATAATTTTGACCAAGAGATTCAGCAACTTCTTTTAATATTTGACGTTGTGCTGGTGGTATTATGAAATCACCGTTTTTGTTTTTAATCGCTAAACCTTTTGCTGCGTTAATTAATTTTTCAGCCATTCCATCCGCATTGTTCATTGAATCATACATCAATTGGAATGGATCCCCAAACATTTGTGCAAACTCACCACCAAGTACTTGTATCTTAGCAGCAGCTTCTACAGCTTTTTCTGGACTAAAGAAAGCATCTTTAAATGATTTTATTGATTCAGCTAAGTTAAATCTTAACGATTCAGCTTTAGCGGCTAATTTTGTTAAACCCTCAACACTTCTACCAAAACCAGATCCTGTTAAAGCTTTAACAACTTCTGTAGTTGTTTGTAATAATTTTGTTTGATTAATATTAAACCTAGCGGCTTCGTTTCTACCTTTTTGAGCAACTTTGAGTGTTGTACCTAAAGAGTAACCTAAATTATCAAATTCAGCAACCATTTTAGTTACACCTTCAACAGCTAACCCAGTGCTATTACCAAGATTAACAATATCAGTAATTTCTTTCGTACTAAAAATTCGGTTTTTACCCGTATCCTCACTAAATCCTTTTATGATTTTACCAACATCTTCTATTTTACCACCATATTCAAGTATTTCATTATATATTGTTGGCATCGCATCTAATAGTCGATAATATTCTTTATTGGTCATACCGATATCCGCTGACAATGCACCGACAACTTTTTGCATTTCAAGGAATAACTTCCAAGCTTTTTCAATAGGGAAAATAATTTTAAAAATAGCTTTACCGATATCAAACGCAGCACCTAATATATTACCAAACATACTGAATAAACCACCAAAACTTGATGATAAAAAACCACCAACTTTACCAAAGATGTTAAGCGCTTGACCCAATTTACTAACGGAAGATTTTGCCATTTCGTAATTTACTTCCTGTATTTCTTTTTCAAGTTCTAACTGGGCTTTTTTCTTTTTAACTAAATCAGCGGCCGCTTTATTACCTTTTTTTTCGAGTTGCTCAGCAACCTCAGCCATGGTTTTGATTTCAACTTCGGTTTTCTTAAGACCTTTTTTAGCTTTTTTAAGATTTTCAGCGTCTTCAGCCATTTCTTTACCAAACCTTTTTAGGTTTTGGTAAACTGATTGTGTTTTTAAATCCCATTCTCTACCAGCTGCTTTTTTTGCGTTTATAGCATCATACATCGACAACATCTTATTGATGTGCTCCTCTTCTTGTTGTGCTGTTATGATATTGGCTTTTTTTGCGGCATCAAGTTTCTTTAACGCCCCATCTAAATTACCAAAAATATCCCCTTGTGCCATATATTAAATTTAATGATTATTGCTTAACTATAAATATTAAACATTATATTTTATTATGAATAATAGACCATTTGGTTTATTATTTGTTTGGATACAATGTTCGTTGCCTCTTTAATACCACCACTATCTAAATCATGTTGTGTCATATCGATTGTACCCGTTAAATTTATATTAACCACTGGTTTTTTTACGGACGCTATTTGATTAGCTTTTTCATTAAAAAATAATACAGCATCATCTTTTCTACCTTGTAATATCTTACCGTTTGCAAAAACAACTGGCCCCTTTGTATTTAATGGATTTAAAATTGGGTTATTATCCATCTTAAATGGTACCGAAACATTTGGTGTATTTTGCTCATAACCCATAAAATTTGGGGTTGGCGTTGTATTAATAGCTTTGGTTGTTTTTTTACCTTCAGCAGCTTTTTTGTTTGCCGCATCAATTTTTTGTTTTAAATCAGTAAGTTTACTTAAATCAATTTTATCTTCATCTAAATTTGATGTATTATAAGCTTTTACATCCTCTATTAAACCTGGTAAAGCTTCTTTTGCTAAAAAACTATCTTCACCACCAGATAAAACAGCTTTAGATTTCATTTGTAAACCATAACCTTTCATTGAATCAAAACCAAATAACTCACCCAAATTTTCAATTAGAATCCCACCCGTATATTGTAAGTAAGGTATAACATTAACTTTAAATAACGAAAAAATTAAAACACCAGTTTCAGAAATTCTTTGACCAAGTTCTTTTTTCGGATCCATCCATATGTCGAATAATTTATGAAAAATATTTTTAATCGTAACAAAACCATCAAATACTAATTTTCTAAAATTACCATTTTCAGAAAAAGCTTCGTGTATAAAATCAATCATATTAGTTGATATATCTTTAGCTAAATTTTCTATATCACCTATTGTGTTATGGTTATCAAATAAATTATTCAGTTCAATAAAAACTTGTGAAAAACCAATACTAAATCTATCGATTGCAATACCAATTCTTTCAGCTAATGTTTTTCTAAGTAAGGCTGTTTGTTCGTTTTTTCTTTCTTGATTTAAAATACCGTATATTTCTGCCGTGCCTGGTGTTTCTTCTAGTCTTCGTATAATTCCGTTTGATAACATTATACTATAAGAACCATCCTCATTCATTGTCATTAAATTAGTTAGTAAAGTATTTTGTTCATCAGTTAATCCGAATGTTTTAACACCTTTACTTCTTAAAGCTTCTATTTTATCATTATATTTAGCGTCCTCAATAGCGGCGTTAAATAATTCATCTGCATCTTGATTTATTGTTTTAGCAAATTCTCTTATTAATTCACGATCTTCTGGTGATATTTGAAAACCATTTCTACCTTTAAACGCTTTACCTTTAACAACTTCCATTAAATCAGCTGTTAATTGTAATGGATCTTCTATACTTTTTGCCATTAACGTAAAAGGGTCACCGAAGTAAAAAGCGAATTTACCACCAAGTAATTTAGCTGTCGATGCAACTTCTATCGCTGTTTCTGGATCGGTAAAAGCGTCTTTAAAAGCACCAACACTTTTTTTAACATCAACTCTAGCTTTTTGTGTTTTAATAACTAATTTAACCATACCCTCTAAACCTTTTTGGATACCAAAACCTGTTAATTCAGTAACCAATTCACTAGTTTTTTTAAGAACCGTTGTTTGGTTTTGAGAAACTGCCATAGACTTTCCTCTAACATATTTTGTAAAACCTAATGTCTTATCTAATGAATATCCTAAATTTTCAAAATTACCGATTAATTCACCAGCCGCATCAACACCAAGTCCAGTCCCTAAACCAAGTTCAATTATTGATTTAAATTGCTCACCGCTAAAAACCCTATTTCTATTTGTTAATTTGTTATAACCTTCATAAGCTTCACCAACTTGCTCAATAGTACCACCAACATCTAAAACTTCGTTCATTATTAATGGCATGTTATTAAAAAAACGCTTAGATTCTGACGCTAATAAACCAGAATCCGCTGAAACTTTACCGACAAGTCTTTGCATTTCTAAAAACTTCTCGTACACAGCACCAATACCCATATCAACACCAAGTACATTCTGTAAAAATGAAAAACCTATTTTAACAATACTAACAGCAACATTAAATAACATTTTTGCTGCGCTAATAATAAGACCACCAACCACCATTATGGCGGCTAAATAAGGGTTACCAGATTTTGCCCCAGATTCAACCGAACTTGTGACATCATCCATAGCTTCTTTAATATCTTTTTCAATTTCTAACTGAACCCTTCTTTTGTGTAAAGCTTTACCTAATTCATTTTTATGGTTAGCTATTGCATCATTTTCTTTTTCTTTATAAAGATTTATCTGTTCGTCAAGAAATCGTATTCTATCTTTATTTTTTTGGCGTTCTTTATAAATCTTTTCTTTTTCTTTTTGTACTCTTTTAAAATACCCCCATAAACTTTCGTTTTTGGCATTCCATCGATACATTTCTTCTTTTTGGGCAATAGCATCGTTATACGTATCAATTACATCTTGTACGTACCTTTCAATCATTTGTTGTGAATTGGCTGAAGCTGCTGTATTAACTTGCAACTTTTTAACCATCTCATCTATCGCTGATGATATATCCCCTTGCATTATTAAAAAGTAACAATTATTTGTCTACCACTTTTTTTTATATCCGTAAATTTTTTAGGTAAAACCCTATTTACGTAATCCACATTAGCTTTATTTTTAAAATAATCTATGATTTTATCGATTGTTGACCCAGAAATATTATTAAACTCAATTTTTTTTGTTACCTTCTGTTCATTTACATGTACGACCACTGTATCATTATCGGTATTTATTTTAATGTCATTAGGGTCATTTGGATTTTTTTGTATAGTAACATCTGTGTTTTTAAAATTATCATTACCTAAAATACCTTGTAAATTTTTTTTATTTAAAAAATCAAGATTTCGTTCATATTTAATTTTAACATCTGAATATTTTTTGTTATCAATAAAATAAGCTATTGTTAATATAATAAGTGATAAATCTTCCGCGACACCCAAAACATTATTATCATATTTAAGATTTGAGTATATACCCTTATGATGTTTACCAGCAATCGCTAATAAATTATCTTCAACTTTATCAATGCTAGCCGAAGCTCTATTAGCGGAAACATTAGCAGCAACGTTAGCTTTAATATCATTATCTTTAGCTAAAAATTCTTGAAATGACAATGGTTCAATTTCTTTAGTATATTCAGCGTCCGTTTTTTTTGGGTCTGAACTTTTAATATCAGGTAAATCCTCAAATTCAACTCTTTCATCCAACTTATTGAAAAGTTTTTCTAATTGGGTTTCTGTTATAATATATTTTTTCATAAATGTGTTTTAATATAAATATCGAATAAAACAAAAAACCCACCTTGATAGTGGGTTTTATTTATCTTCTACCAGCTTTCGCCTTGCTCATCTCTCTTTCTCTTGCTTCTTTTATTTTTTCATTCTCTTCCATCAAAATATCAATAAATTTCCTTCTTTCAAAAACTGGCATTGCCATTACATCAGCATAGGTAAAATTAGCGTGCTTAACCAGGATATATGATTCATACATCATCTGGTTCCTATAATCAAACGTAAGGCCAAAGAAATTTGGCTGTAATAGGAAGTTCACCAAAAAAAAACTCTCCACTCGGAGCTTGTACATTAATAGTTAAATCAAGACCTGGTTCATTGTCAGATAAATGCTTCCTAAACTCAGCTGAATCCATTGGTGACATGGTATCAATAAATTGTGCAATAGCAGCCTTTTCTCTAATACCATCAATCTCAGTAATTTGACTTTGTAATCTAAGCGTCATAACTTGGCTAATCGCATTTGAACCCATTTTTTTGGTTCTTGATTGATCTTCTTTAACCAACTTATCATCTTCATCAGACGTTAAATATTTAAATTTAACCGTTTTTTTGCATTTTGGTAACGTAAATGAACACTCACCGTTTTCATCTGGTTTTAACGCATTTTCTTTTATTGGTAATTGACTGATATCAATATCCTCTGTAAATTTTTCATTTGTTTTAGGGTCAGTTAATTCTACTGGGTAGATCTCACCATAACCTGTTGCTCTTAAAAAGAAGATAATAGCGTTTCTATCACCTGGTAATAATTGACCAGCTTTGATATCTTTATCTAAAATCTTTTTTTCTAATAAAACATCTAAAACTTTACCACTTTGTAATAAGTTTGGTGATGTTAAAATGTTCTCATCAGCAGCTGTCATATAAGCAACCTTGATAGTATCTTTTTTGTTTTTGTAAAATTTACCACCTGAAGGTAAGCTAATCACATCATGTGCTGGTTCAAAGTAAACTTGTTGTTCGTTATCCATATTTTTTATTTATTTAGATTAATTATAGTACATTATTAAATAGTGTAAACAGTATTTTTTTTAAAATATACAATTTACCCCGTTTTTAATAATACTTATTATAATAATACGCAGATATGGCCAAAAAGAAAAGAAAAATTGGAAAATTATTTAAAAAAATGGGTGGTACTTCAAATCTTGAGGTATCTTTCGCTGAAATACTTACGAGTTTAGATATAAAATTTGAACAACATTTTGTTTTTAAAAAAAGAGAATTTGATTTTTTATTAACTGAACATAATATTTTGGTTGAAACTCATGGTTGTTTTTTCCACTGTTGCAAAAAACACAATCCAGAGGCTAAATACGCCTTTCAAAGACGAAACCTAAAGAATGATCAGTACAAAGTTAAACTGGTCAAATTTGACCCCACATACACCTTATTAGTCATTTGGGAACATGAGGTGAATACCCAAACAGTACTAACGGAAAAAATTAATACTTTCATCGGAAAATATAGTAAATTACTAAATGAATAAAAAAAAAGGGGTCGCATAGCACCCCTTTGTAAAATTAATTGAAAAATTCTAGTAAACCAATATACAACGATCCATTCTCAATGTAACCGTAATATCTGCAATTTCATCATCGCTGTATTCTAACGATCCAAAATCAGCATTGGTTATAAATGTACCTTGAAGGATCCATTTTTCTACAACAACACCCGTTGGATCAAGCATTTCTAATTCTATATCTTTTTTATAACCAGCAGCATAACCCATTCTACCAGTAACAGACTCAGCATGTAAACGAACCCATTCCATTAACGCTTGTGAAGCAGAAGGACCGATAGGATCTTTAAACGTAACGTCAATAGCATCCCATGTAAATCTACCAGCTACATATGTAGAAGTATTTAAAAACGGTATCTCAACTTCGTTTATTGCGATTTTAGGTCTTGATGTAGAGATTACAAACCACTCGTTAATTCCAAGTGAGCTTGGGAATCTTAAAATAAATCTGTTCTTTCTTTTTGGTTCGTAAGGAACAGGCATTTTCATTAATAAGTTAGCCATATTTTTTCTTTATTTAGTTTTGTTTTATTGTTTATTAATAAATATCTTTATTTTTGTATTTGTACACTTTTTTTAAAAAAATATTTAGGAATACTTGACTTTTCGCGTTTTTTATATTATTTTTGTTAAGGTACTTAACCAAAGTACTCTATTCATATAGTACTATAATATATTATCTATTATATTCTATTATATATATGTACTATATATTATTTTTCTTTGTTACTTTCTTTTTAACCACCAGCATAAATTAACCAACGATAAAAAAAATATGGGGGTACTATTAACGCACCCCCAATTTTATTATATGTTATCAAATGATACGTTTTGTGGAGTTACTGTAAATTCAAGTTCAATGAATTCTAAAGTAGGTGTTGGTTTGATAAAGATTCTACCTCTTAATGTGTTTCTATCGTTATCTTCAACGTCCATTGCAACGCTAACTCTAAAGTCTGTTAAACCTCTTTCTTTTCTGATGTTATCCAAAATTGGGTTAACCAAAGACAAGAATTGATTTCTAACTGTAGTATCGTTTGGATCAAATAATAATCTCTTAGATACACTCATGATCAATCTTCTTGCTTGTAATAACAATCTTCTGATGTTAAGTCTATCAAGAGCACTTGATTTGATTTGCAAGTTTCTGTTACCCCAGATAACAACCCCAACGTCTGAATAAGTCGCTAATGGATTAATTCTACCTGGATATAAAACATCTCTAGATTCTTGGTCAAGAACAATACGAGCTCTATTACATTTTACTAAACCTCTATTGTAACCAGCAGTTGCAAACCAAGGGAATGCTACGTTATCAGTGTAAGCCATGTTTCTTACTACTTCAGCAGTAGGTGGGATAAACAAGTTTGCATTGTTGTCTGTATCTACGATTTGAATCCAAGGATAGTAAACCGCAGTGTAGTTAGAATCAATTTCAGTATTTTCTAATTCACTAACGATATCTTCCGCATAGTACCAGTTTTCAGTATCTGAAGGGTTGTTATTGTTTAACAACTTGATATCAGGTAATGTTGGTAAATAAATCGCATCCAATCTTTTTTCTTCAACAACCTCAATTGCATCTCTAACCAAGTCAGTATTATTTAAAATATCAATACCTGGTGTTGCTAAAATATTGATAGCAGTTTCTTCTGGGTTTTGGAATTTTTTGATACCGTACATTGTAGCGTAGTAATCAGAAGTACCAAATAACTCAGCGTATTCAACATTTGTGAATGTATCGAATAATCCAGCTACGAAACCAGTTCTACCGATTTTATAATCATCTGTGTTTGTTCTGTTAACTCTATACTCATCCCAACCATCAAAACCACCATAAAATAAAGCTGTGAATTTTCTTGTTCTCATGTTATTGTATGGGTGAGTTGTTGTTCCATCAACAACTATTGGATCAATGAATGAAGCGACACCAACAGAAAAAACTTGTTCTCCAGTTACAGAATCAATAAGGCTACTTGCGTTAATATCCATGTGGAAACCTTTTGTTTTAGTTACGTAATCATCTCCAGTGTTATAAGCGTTGTCACCTAAAGTACTGATTTTACCTTTGAATAATAACAAATCTTTATCAGCACCAAATTGAGTTGAAAAACCTAAGTAGTGTTTTCTTATTACATCACCACTAGAAACTGTAGCGTTAGCAAATGGCGGGTTATAAATTGTATCACCAGGTGCATAATATTTAAGTTTGTATGGTATTTCTGGAACCTCTGTAGCTGTGTAACCGCTTAAACCATTTGTTCTAAATTCATATCCTTCAAAACCAGCTGGAACACCATCTATAGGGGCGTTTATAGCCATTTCAAGTACAACATAAGAACTCTTAAGTGGATATTTGTTATCAATTGTACCTATTTTTCTACCAACAAAGTTATCTAACGATTCGTCCATTGTACAATCAACAAATTTTTCAATTATAGAAGCGTTTGCATCTGTGTCACTAAATGATCTAACGTAGATATCAAATGTTTTCTTAGATAAATCAACATTAGCGATTGAAGCTTTAATTTCAGTATTAGCGTTAGCACCGTCAGAGATTGAGATTAATCTAAACAATCTTTGTGGTAAACCACCTCTTAATTCAGATACGAAGAAAGGTGTTACTGGTGATTGATACTGGAATCTGTAGTGATCCCAATCATTAACTGATGTTAATTCACTGTATAAACCTTTAATTTTACCGTTTAATCTACCAAATTTTAAAGAAGCATCATAAGTTTCCTCAACGTAGATATAAGAATCTTTATTGTTTGGTGTTGTACCAACCACTTTTTTAATGTAGTTAGATTTTGTGCTATCTAAAGAAACTGTATATGTGAATGTGCTACCAGTTGGGTTTGCACTTGTACCAGTTAAATCAAAAGCTAAGTATGGATCATTAACAATCCCTATTGGGGCAACCATATCCAATGTGTTAACTTTATAACCTAATATATCTGAAGTATAAGTACCTCTACTTCTTATAGTTGCAACATTTTTGTTATGACCTTCCATGAATGGATCAGCCATTAAATCAACAGTGAATAATTCTAAAACACCATTAATAATAGTAGCACCAGCAGATGTAAATGTGTGGCAATATAAAGCAAACGAAGGTCCGTTATATGTTTGAGTACCTGTGTTATATGTTAATTCATTATTTAAGATATAAGCATCTCTATCAGCAGAAGGTATTGTAAAAGGTAACTCATATGCATCAACATAATTTGGTGTTAAACTGTGTGTAGCTGCGTCAACTGTTAAATCAGTATCCATATCTTGAGTCAAAAGACCCCAGTATAAAGCATCACCAACATAAAAGTCAGCTGTTGTATAAGTACCAATAGTTGTAAAGAATTGATTAAATGATGTATCAAAATCTGTTGTATCAACACCAGTTGCGGTAGCGATATAATCAATTAAATCAGTATTACCAGAAACCCCAGTGACATAAAAAGTATTACCGCTAGTATCGAACTGAAAATTAATTGATGTTTGAGTAACACCGCTAGTTGTTAAAGTTGATTGATCGATCGCACCTAATGTTTTAATAACCCAAGCCATACCAGCATCGTAGCCAGATAAACCTAAAAGTCTTGTTACATACAATTGGTTTGATTGAGTTAAATACTGTTTTGCAATGTACGGTAATTCGTACTTAACAATCTGCGTATTTTTAAATTTTTCTGGGTTAGTACCACCAAAAGTAGTTTTAAATTCATCGAAATTTCTGATGAATATTGGTTGGAATGCTGGACCTTTTAAGGTTTCACCAACTAAACCTAATGTTGTAACACCAACTGTCTCAGTTGTAAATGATAAGTCCTTTTCGGTTGTGTAGACACCTGGAGATGCATAAACTTTGTTTGCCATATTTAGTTAATTTTGTTTATTTAATTTTATCTTATTGATAAATATCAGATTTTTTACCAAAAAACCAGAATATTTGTTGATTTTTAAAATTCTTTTTTTATTTTTAAATATTTTCTGTTATTGTAAAAGTTCTACTAATCGCTGGTGTCACAATATAATCATCTGGATCTGATAAAAAACCTTGTAAATTAAAATTGTACATTTGCACATAAAACCTTTTATTATCAAGATCAGTCACTTGACTTTCATCTGAAGAATCTTCTAAAATAATTGGAATATAATGTCCATTAACCACCGTATAAGCTTGCTTGCTTTGAAAATTTTTTAAAACGGTTGCGTTAAATTTATTAAGTTCTTGTTGTCTATAAGCGAAAATTCTAACATCGTAAGTTATATCAACAGGAATTGGTTGTGGTATTTGATAAACGTCAACACCCATTTTATTACCATCCCAAGTTGGAACTTCCGCATACGTATAATGTTTACCTGTCGGTATATTATAAATTAAAGATGGGTTTGTACCGTATTTTGTATCTGGATTTCTAACGATATTAATAAACGGAATCTTTAAATTTTTGTACTCATCTGAAAATTTCCATGTTTGTGAAAACTCATTCCATTTCTGGATACCCATCATAAAAACAGGTACTTTCTCACCGTCAAGAGAAATAGCTAATTCGTTAGTAATAAACTCTTTAAAACCTCTATCTAAATCAACATGCATCACACCCTTTGGTAAATACGTATCATTGTTGGTGATCATATCTTTCATATTTTCAGCCGCACCGCTTTGCATTGAGTAAGGATACTCTATGTTTGCACGTTGTTGTGTAAGATTAATATTCTTTTTAAATGAACCTGGTAAAGCCATGTTTATAGTCCCTTAAATACGTTAGGATCCACGTTTGTACATTTTATTCTTTTAAAATAACCAGAGTAACCAAATTGGGTACTTGGGTTATCAGTATTCACGGTATCATCATCAAAAACCGTAAAATATTTAAAATTGTTTTGTCTATCCGAATAACCAATAATATCACCATAACTTATTTCGGTATTCTTCTCATCCAATTGTTTCTGTAAAACCGTAAACTCAAGATTTCCATAGTCTTGATACCTTAAATTACCGTTTGGTGAATATGATTTATTCTCACCATTTTCAAGGTTAAGTATAACCTTTAACTCGACTGGTGATAAAAATCTGATATCATTTACGTTACTTTCACCGTAAACATCATCCATTTGTGTGTTAACCCTATCAACTCTAAATAAAACAACAGTAAAATTCATATCACCCTCGATTAGCTCTGTTGCCATATCAAGCTCAAGTTGAAAATCTTCTTCGTCATAAAACCTATTCAACCTTGTATTTGGTATTCTAGTTTTTCTTTCCATTGCTGTTTTCATATAAATACTTTGATTTATTAATGAATTGACTTTATCCTAAAAATTTATTATTATTAAATAACAATAAATTAAGGTAAAACAAACATAAATGCAATTACCAATAGAAAAGAGGGCTCTAGATATATTAAAAACATACAAAGGGTCAAATGATTATATATTGGGTATACAGAATACTTACTTTACAAGTAAAAGTTTTATACCCACAAAAAACCAAAGTGATTATATCATTAGAAATGGTAATGTTGATCCAGTTGTTGTTAATAAATTATTTGATATTAGTAAATCTTGTAGATCTTTTATTGCTGAACAATTAAAATTAGATTTTATCCCTGAAAATATATTCATCAATAAATTACTTAGTAGAAAAGAAAATTTTTTACATGTTTATGGTTGTTTTGAGGAAGGTTGTGATGAATATCACACTTTTTACATATCAAAAGAATGTGTAAAAGTTAGTCGCCCTGAACCAGAAATTGATCCAACAAAGTATGAAAGGGATCCAAAACCACATCAGATAACAGCTATTAAAAAATTATTGACAAACGATAAGTTTATCTTGGCGGATGAAATGGGTTTAGGAAAAACCACGTCTGCTATTATCGCAGCCATGGAAGGTCAATTTAAAAAGATATTAGTTGTTTGTCCAGCATCTCTTAAACTTAACTGGAAAATTGAAATTTCAAACTACGATTCACCAAATAACATCAGTGTTGTTGATGGAAGTAATCTTACCGTAAAGAAATGGACAATTGTAAATTACGATATTCTTAAGAACTTTCATCATTTACCTAGACGTGGTGTTAAAACCGCTGATTTACCTGTATCACCAATTGATTACCATAAATTTGATTTGGTTATTGCGGACGAGGCTCATTACCTTAAAAATGCTGCATCAAATAGAACAAAAATATTTAATGATTTTGCTATGAAAATACCAGTAAGATGGTTATTGACAGGTACTCCAATCACAAATAAACCGATTGATTTTTATAATCTTTTGTATTTGTGTGAATCTCCTGTGGCATCTAATTGGGTTGGTTATGTTAAAAGATATTGTGCTGGTAGACAATTTAACCGTAAAGGTACAAAGCAAAAGTATTGGGTTTGTTCTGGGTCCTCAAATCTTGAGGAATTAAAAGATTTTTCTGCTGATGTTATTTTGAGAAGAACTAAAAGTGATTCTATTGATTTACCACAAAAGACTATCAAACCTGTTTATTTACCATTAGAGTTCTCAACCAGTTATAACGCTTATATTGATGAGTACGAAGCTTGGATTGAAGAAATGGAAGCTGCTGGTGAAAAACCAACAATTACTGATCACTTAACAAAACTTATCAAAGTTAGACAATTATTATCTTATGATAAAATTGCGCATACAATTGAAATGGCTGAAGAAATTATTGAGAACGGACAAAAGGTTATTATTTTCAGTTGTTTCTCGAATACTATTAAGGAATTAATGGCTCATTTTAGTAAAAAAGCTGTTATGATTGACGGATCGGTTTCAAAAGAAAAACGCCAACAGGCTGTCGAGTCATTTCAGAATGATGAAAAAATTACAGTTTTCTGTGGTAATATTGTAGCTGCTGGTGTTGGTTTAACATTAACCGAGGGTAGTGTTGTAATATTTAATGATCTTGACTGGACCCCAGCTAACCATATGCAAGCTGAAGATAGAGCACATAGAATTGGTCAACAAAATCAGGTTCACATCATTTATCCTTTGTTTGCGGATACTTTAGATATGATCATGTATAAAGCACTTCAAAGTAAGATGAAGATTATTAGTACGATTATGGGTGATAACCCATCAGAAGAACAAATTTCTGTCGGTAAAGAAGTTATTATGCACCTTAGACGTTAATGTTGTAATAAATAACTACCTTTAACATCTTTTCTTTGAGCACCTATGTCACTGTCACCAGCAGGTAACACAATTACATTATATTTAAATGGTTCGTCTTGTGTTGTTGGTAGCTCGTCTGTATAAACAATCGATTCGTATGGTATATTATACTTAACACTAATAAGATTTTTTAACGTTTCTTTAGCCGCATCATCAATAAAAGTAGCTTTTTCTTTTTCATCTTTAATGTAACTATTTCGGTCTTTTTTAAATAAACCTTTAAATAATTCCTTTGGTACTATTTTAGAAATTTTAGCTGTATCGGTATTAACTTTAGCTGTTTCTTTTTTATTTGCATCATCAGAAAAATTCATAACAAAGTTTGGGTCAGCGATATTAGCGATGTCACCCATTTTTGTGTAAGCGTAAGATTCAACATTATAACCAGATTTAAGTAATTGGTTTGTAACACTAATCGCTATATCATAATATTTTTTAGCAAAAAAATCACCAGCATCATTCCATCTTAAAATCATTTTAATGTCCACACCATCTTTTTTTGATTGTCTTTTTAAACCGTATGCTAACGGATCTAATTCATCCATTATGATATTTTCATACATTTCAGGATCGTTTAATAATAAATTAAGTCTTTGTGTGTATTTTAGGTTTTTACCGTAATTCATGATATAAAAACCTTTTCTAGCATAACAGTCAATCGCACATGAACCAGCCCCAGGACAAGTATTAATCGTATAGAATTTACCTTGTTCTTTATCATAAAGAATACTTCTTAATGCTGGTATACCTGTATTAACAGTATACTGTAAACCACCCCTATCGCTTTTTTCCATTTTAGGATTTCTATCGAATATTTGTTGTGGTAATGTAGTGATTTGTCTAATAAAATGATCAATATCAATCTCACCTTCATTATCTGTTGGTATATTTTTACCACTTATAATTGGTTCATCCGCATTTATCTTACCTCTATCTTTTGATGGCCTGCTTAATCTATCTAATTGTGAGTTTAACATAGCTACAACAGATTCTGGGGATAAGCAACTTTTTTTAACATCACCAAAATCTTTTTCCCAATCAACCTCAGATATGTTTGTGGACTCATTTAAACGAAAACCAATTAATTCTTTTGTTCTGAGTATCGCGTTATTAAATTTGTTATTAGTCATAATATTCCTGTATTTAAAAGTATTTATTATAAATATTAAGTAAATGAGAATAAATCCGATTGAAAAAGAAAAAATATACAAACAAGCTAAACATAGACTTGGTGCCCCTATTAGAAAAATTCAATTAGAGGATGAACAAATGGACTCACTTCTTGAAATCGCAACAGAAGACTATGTTGAGTTTATCAATAATTGGTTAATTGAACATCAATGGCCAAGTTTAATTGGTTTAAGTATTAGTGAAGCTGATTTGACAAGAGCTTTTATTTATAGAACTTTTGATTTGGTTACCCAATATACTTACTCCTACTCAAAAATCGTTGGGTTAGGTGCTGGTGAAGGTGGTTATGTACTTAAAAAAGATTACGTTGAGTTGTCTAAAGGCCAACAAATGTATGAGATTCCAGCCAACAGAGAGATAAATGAGGTTTTGTGGTTTACACCAGCTTCTTTGGACCAATCTGTTATCGACCCATTCTTGGGTGTTTGGAATAATCAATTTGGTGCTGAATATATGGGGTTAGGTAGTTACTATATCTTACCAGCTTTTGATATTTTAATGAGAACAACGGATAGAAATCTTAAAAATAGAATGATTCGTTCTGAATTAATTTATAAAATCACAAATGCACCTGATGGGAAAAAATATCTTCATTTAATGAACACACCTGGTGGTAAGTTTGATTTTAGAGGTTCAATGCTTGACCAAGGTAAATGCTGGTATTGGTATTATGATATTAACCCATTAATTAAAGATGATTGTTTAGCAAAAAACAAAGATATCATTAAATCACCTTCCGATGTTCCTTTGGATGATATTTCATTCGATGATTTAAATGACCCAGCTAAAGTTTGGATAAGAAGATACTTCATCGCTTTATGTAAAGAAACTTTAGGTAGAGTAAGAGGTACATTTAGTGGTAAAATACCAGTTCCAGATGCAAATATGGAAATTGAATACCAATCTCTTTTATCTGAGGGTAAAGATGAAATGGTTACACTTAAAAAAGAATTAGAAGATAGAATGCTTAGATTAAACCCATTAGAAATACTTAAAAGAATGTCTTCTGAGGCTGAAGAGGTTAATAAATCCCTTAAATATAGAGCGTTCCAAAAACCAATTAAAATTATATAATGTTTTATACAGCCCTAGATAAAAGTGATTATTTTGATTTAGTTGTCACAAAAGATTGTCGTGATTTTTATCGTGATTATAACGAATGTAAATTAATAAACATTAACGTTACTGAAGACTTATGTTCAATACCTGGGGGTGTTCAAACAGGGGAAGTTGAGTTAAAAAATATAACCCTTACTGGTTATGATAATTTTTTCATATATAACGGTGTAACGTTTAATACTAATAATTTTACATGGAATACAGCAACTGTTGCTTGGTTAAACGCTAATTTTAGTTGGTTAAATGATATAGGTGACGGAACAACTGGTTATACCGTAAATAATAACACTATTATTGATATTAATAATGATTTAACTTACATTATTGAAAGTGGTGACACATTTTGTTTTCACGAAATATCTGGGTATAGTGGTAACTATTGTTATGAAATTAATCATCTTGAATTAGATAACGGTGTGTATTATAATAAATTAAACGGTGGGTTTTATCAAGGTTTTTATAAAATATTCGGGCAAAACGTTGAATGGTTTCCAGCTAGAGCTAAAAAGGGTTGGACTGTTGATATGGTTGTCCATTTTCCAATGGATTTATCTGGAACAACATCTGGAACAACATCTGGAGAAACGTGTGTTATCTTAAATGACATTTACCCAAATAATAGCGGTTTTATTTTTTATATCGGTACAAGAGCTGAGAATAAATTTGCTGATCAAACAACAATTGAAGTACAAAGATTAGAAACAGAATATAGTGTTACACCTTTAAATACAAATAATTTATACACATACAATAGTTTAATAACCCTGGATGGTTTAACAAACTACATTGGTTATTTCAATTATTATAACGGTTTAATGTATACTGGTAGAAATTATACAACAGATTCACAACCATTACAATACCACCAAAAATATGGTGATTTAACATATAATGCGTTTGGTATTAGAGTTACTAATGATGGTAAAATTGGTTATAGAACCATATACCCAACTGACGTTTGTTATAGTGGTGCCACACAAGAGGTTAGTGGTATAACAAATAATTCATTTATTATGGAACCTGACGATCCTTGTGTTAATTACACAAAAGCTCTTATCGTTACAAAATATTTTACTATCGAAGAATGTTACACAAAAAAACCTATTATTAATGTTAGCGAAAATAAATTTTTAAACATAACTGGTGTTTTTGAAAGAGATTTTGCTTATGGTGATAATTGTCAATTAAAATATGGTGATTACAAAAAAGGTTCTTTTTCAATTTATTTAAATGGGTTCTTAGTTTTTAGAAATAAAAATTTTATTGAAGTCATGCCGCATGAATTAGACACTGACTCAAAATACCAAGAAGGTGTACCATTTAATATTTCTTTTGGCGGTGGTACCCAAAATTTAATGGATTTTATTTCACTCGATAACACAAAACATATAAACACTGTACTTGAAAAATTCTTTGCTGGGACATTTTTAGGTGGAGTTAAATCATTTAAAATGCATTGCGTACCTTTATACACTGTTGAGGTTAAAAAAGAGTTTAGAAGTATTGCGGATATGTACGATTTACCAATAATAAACGGTGGGAGACAAATATTTATAAAAAATTTATTCTAATGATATTCAGTATAAGACAAAATGCAACATTACCTATTTTAAAAATGAAAGTTTTTAGAGATGGTCGTAACGATTTTAGACGTTTTGAAGATTTAATCGAAAATTGTGTGGCAACTTTTGCCATGAAAGATGAAAAAACAGGTGTTTATAAAGTTGCTAATAAAGCAGCGAATGTTGTCCTTGAAAACCCATGTGATGAAAATGGTTACAAACACTATATCATAACATACCAGTTTACAAAAGACGATACTGACAAACCTGGAATATTTCTTGGTGAGTTTAAATTAACTCTTTTTGATCCAGCTGACCCAATGGAAGTTTATGGTGAATTAATAGCACCAATCCAAGAGGAGTTATACATACATATCATCGATTCATTTGTAAAAACAGATATTATTTAACTTTTTTTTTGTTTTTTTCAGTTTTATACTTATATTTGTCCCAAAATAAATAATTATGGCTGAATACAAAATATCCCTTGAAGAAATAGAAAGATTTTTAAATGGACACGATGATGAGAAATACATCGTTAATGTTGAGTATGACGCTGAAACAAATTTAATTCATAAAATTAAACAAGACCCTGAAAAAGGTAATTTAATTGAGACAGAACCTTTAATGGCTTTTATGTGGATTAAAAATCTTAACAAGGTTAAGGATTTAACTAATTTTTATGATAACAGTGATTCTAAAATTAAATCAGCTAGACAAAGATTTGGTATTGAAATCAAATCTTTAGGTGGTGATCACCCAAAATTATTAGAAGGTTATAGATATTTAGTTACCTGTAATCAAGGTAATAAAAGAATGTTAGATTTCTTCAGAGAAGGTGGTATCTACGTATATGACACAAGAAACGATATTAAATCACACTTTTTAATGATATCACCTGTTGAGCAATATTTTATACACACTGGTAAACGTTTGTTTAAAGGGTTTGAAGAATATGATGATATCCATAAATTTATATTTGACTTAGAGACAACAGGTTTAGACCCAAATATTAATAGAATATTCTTGATTGGTATCTACACTAATAAAGGTGTTAAAGAAATCATACCAGTTGAAAATAATGATGAATCTGAAAGACAAGCAATCACAAAATTCTTCGAAGTTATTAATAATATTAAACCAACAATTATTGCTGGTTATAATAGCGCTAACTTTGATTGGGATTTCTTTTTTGTCCGTTGCCAAAAACTTGGTTTAGATATTCAAGATATTGCGATAACACTTAAACCAGGTGAACTTATCCAAAGAAAAGAAAAAAGTATGCTTAAACTTGGTAATGAGGTAGAGGAATATACCCAAACTAATATGTTTGGTTATAGCATCATTGACATCATACACTCAGCTAGACGTGCACAAGCGATTGATTCAAGCATGAAATCTGTTGGTTTAAAATACGTTTGTAAGTATAACAAGATCGCCAAAAAGAATCGTGTTTACATTGTCGGTGATAAAATCGGTAACACATGGTACTCAGAAGATAAATTCTATTTTGATGATAGAACTGGCGCATATTCTAAGACAAAACCAGCTTTAGAATTTATGGATTATATTCGTAGAGAAGATATCCAAGCTAACCCAGATAAAGTGTTTATTTTTGGTGATAACTTATTAAGAGAAGGTCTTGGTGGTCAGGCAAAAGAAATGCGTGGTGAACCTAATGTTATTGGTATTGTAACTAAACATTCACCTGATTCAAATCCAGAATCTTATTTCAACGACAAAGATTTTGATAACCTTAAAAAATATATTGATTCTGATATTAATCGAATAATTGAAAAGATTAAAGAAGGTAAAACTATCGTATTCCCTAAAATGGGTATTGGTACAGGTTTGGCCCAGTTAGATATGAGAGCACCAAAAACCTTTAAATATTTAGTAGGTTTATTACGTGCATTACGTGATTATAGTAATTCTTTTCAAGAAGTTGATGGTAAATACATTGTTGAGCGCTACTTGATTGATGACTTATGGGAAACCATGGAAGTTGATGCTGTTTATAACCAATCATCATTTTTGTTAGCTAAATTAGTACCAACAACATATCAAAGGGTTTCAACAATGGGTACTGCTGGTTTATGGAAATTGCTTATGATGGCTTATTCTTTTGAAAATGATCTAGCTATACCATTATCTGATACAAAAAGAGATTATACAGGTGGTTTATCAAGGTTATTTAAAGTTGGATATTCAACAACTTTAAGAAAAATGGATTACAACTCACTTTACCCAGCTATTCAGTTAGCTCATGATGTATTCCCAAGTGTTGATGTTAATGGTGCGATGAAATCGATGTTAAAGTATTTTCACACTGAACGTTTTAATGCTAAAAGATTATCTGATAAATATAAAAAAGAGGGTAACTACCAATTAGCTGATAAATATAAACGTAAACAGTTACCGCTTAAGATCTTCATTAACTCGATGTTCGGTGCACTTGGAGCCCCAATGGCTTTCCAATGGGCTGAAATCGATGTCAGTGAACGTATTACATGTACGGCAAGACAATACCTTAGATTAATGGTTACATACTTCCTTAAACGAGGTTATACACCTTTGGTTCTTGATACGGATGGTGTAAACTTTATGGCACCTAAAAACGGTGAGCATTATACATATGTTGGTAAAGGGTTAAATGATGAGGTTGAAGCTGGTAAAGAATACACAGGTGTTAAAGCTGTTGTGGCTGAATTTAACGACACATACATGCGTGGTGAAATGGGTCTTGGTTTAGACGGTATTTGGCCAGCAACCATAAATCTATCAAGAAAAAACTATGCTTTATTAGAAGATGATGGGTCGATTAGCTTAACAGGTAATAGTATCAAATCAAAAGCTATGCCTGTTTATATTGAGGAGTTTTTGGGTAAAGGTATGAAAATATTATTGAATGGTCATGGTTATGACTTTGTTCAATATTACTATGAATATGCTGAAAAGGTCTATAATAAAGAAATACCGTTGTCTAAGATCGCTACAAAAGCTAGGGTTAAGAAGTCAATAAACGGTTATATAAATCGTGGTGGTGATAAAAACGGTAGACAATTAGCTAAACAAGCGCACATGGAATTAGCTATTAAACATAATCTTGATGTTAATCTTGGTGATACAATTTATTATGTTAATAATGGTAAAACAAAATCACATGGTGATGCTCAGGAAGATAAAAATGGTGAAATGTATGCGACATTGGTATCGAATGAGATCATTGAGAATAAACCAGACTATATTGGTGAATATAATGTACCAAAATACTTGGAAGCTTTAAATAAAAAAGTTGAACCACTATTGGTTGCTTTTCCCCTTGAAATTAGAGATAAAATTCTTATTAAAAAACCTGATGAAAGAAAAATGTTCTTAAGATCTGAATTAGATTTGGTAAATGACCAACCAACAGATATCGAAGATCAAGACACATTACAAGAATTTTTTACACCATCCCCAATGGAAAAAGAATTCTGGGCTAAAATGGAATATGAATCAGATTATTGGTTTTCAGATAAAATAACATTCAAAATACCTGGTTTGGATGAAGAATTTACGGTTTAGTTGAAATATTACCTAAATCACCGATATTTATAAATAAAATATTGAATGTCACAAAGTAATAACATAAAAGAATTTATTGATCAAGATGGTGATATAATTAGTGGTGATAAAAATTACATTAATTACGTTAACACTAGTCATGATACAACCGATGCCGCTATCTTAAAAACTAGACAACCATTTGTTTTTCAAAACTATAGAAGATATTACGGTGAATCTGTATTACCTTTTAATAATGAAGCAGATTCTTGTAAAAACAACCCTAAAAAGTTCTACGATTTTTTAGAAAAAAAGGGTATGGAACACACTTTTGAAGATTATTTTACGGAAGTAAAACAAAGAAAAGATGTTAAACCTGTCATTGATCCGAAAGACAAATTAAAAGAGGTTGCAAAAGAAAAGGCTTTTAAAATGCTTGAAGACCTTCTTTCAAAAAGAAAAGATAATGACTATCTTATATCCAGAGATATGCCAACAACTATCGAAGAAATTAAAGATAAAGAAAAATTACTTTTTGATAAATTCGATAAAATAGTCGAATTTTTTAAAGAAAACCTAAATGAAGGTGAAAAAAAATTATTATTATCTTATTTTGAAAACTCATTAAAAAATGGATAACATAAGTGAAGAAAACTCAAAACTTATAGGTAATTTTTATGAAGTACCTGAAGAAGTATTGGTTTATGTAAAGCATGCTTTAAATAAACATGGTGAGAATAATAAAACAGCTAAGGGTTATAAAAGAGCAAATCATATTATCAATAACCCAAATCAGCCGTTTGTTAATCTAGTTAATATTAAAAACTATTTTGACACGTTAGACACCAACAATATAAATAACATTGAATTTGATTTACATGGCGGTAAGGTTATGAATACTTGGGTTCAAGATCTTATAAAAAGAGAAAGAGAAAGAGTTGAAGGTAATAAAGTTGCTAGAACAAATGCAGGTATGGATGGTCAATTTAGAAAAGATTCTGAAGGGGATGATTTTAATACCGATTTACCAAAAAATGTGATGGACACACCAGATATAATGTTTAATAGTGCGTTACTTGAAGATATTACTAGAATAAAAAATTTAATAAATAAAATATAATCATGGCAGATAACATTTTAAGAGTACCAGCGTCTACAAAGTTAAGAGACGTTGCTTATGAAGAATTAAACGGTAAATTAATACCAGTTAACGAATATAAACCAAATTCTTTTGAATACAGTGCAACAAATCCTAACGCACTTAGTGGTGACGCTAAAGGTAAAGACGAGATTGGTAATACTACCGATGTTGAAGAAAGATCAAGATTAGTAGCTGTTAACAATTATAAAGATACTAATACATATCCAGACCCAACTGTGGTTTAATTTTTTTTAATTATGCTTATTATTGAACAAAACGAAAACGAAAAATTGTCCTTATTACGTCAAGCAATTGAAGATAAGGTAGAAATTTCGTTTTGGTATAGAGGTGTTAAAGTTAGCGACCCCAAAAATAAGAGATACACCAAACAAAACTGGAGATTTGCTCAACCGACTGATTTAGGTAAGAGTAAAGGCGAAGGTAATAGATGGATGTTAAGAGCTTATCAAAAAAGTGGGGCTAGCAACACTAATAATAAAGCGTGGAAAACATTTTTAGTAGATGAAATGAATAATATAACTCTATTAAATAGCGATAATAAGGCATACATATTACAAAAGTATGGTTATTTCGAAAAACCAGACGGATCTGGTTTCAATTTAAGTGGGGATAAAAAAATGGTTAATGATAAACCAGAAATTAAAATAGATATAAACAAAAAAAGACCTGAAAATAAACCAGAACAAAAACCAGTGGAACCTCAAGCACAAGGAGAACCTAAAGGACAAAATGTCCCAGAGAACCCAAATGATAAGGAACCAATAACTGAACATAGTTCTGGATTCTTAAAATGGATATATAACATATATGAGTAATCAAGATAAAGCTGCGTTACTAGCGCAAGGAATCGCTAAAGCAAGAATGGTAATGGAAAAAGTTGAAGCCAATACTGGTGGTAAAATGGCCCAAGATAGAGGTATGGGTTCTATGCCCGCATCAAGAGAAATTTATTCCGATAATTATGAGGAGCGTGAGCCAGAGTACTTAACTGAGGAACAAGTTGCTGCCAGAACAAGAAATGCCGCTGGTAATGTACCAAAAAATACTATGAGAAACCTATCAACATCAAAAATGCCTAAAGAAATATTACAATCGTTTATGGAAAACCCAATTGTTGACCCTACAATGCCTGTTGGGATGGATAATTTAATGGAACAAATCGCCAAAACGCAACCTAAAACAAAACAAATTGAGGAAATAACTCAACCAAGATCCACTGCACCAAATCAATCAGCACCAATGTTAACAATGGATAAAGATTTGATTGAATATATTATCAAAAAAACCGTTGAGACTGTTCTTGAAGAACAAGCTAAAAAAACAAGTATCGATGAAAACTTCCAAATTAAAATAGGTAACAAAATATTTGGTGGTAAATTAAATGTTTTAAAGGAAAATAATAATAAAACAACTAAAAAGTAAAAACATGCACGTAATTAAATTTTGTAAAAACAAATGCTGTCCAGTTATTGAGGTTCAAGAAAACGCAATCGTATTGGGTGATAAAGAAGGACCAGAAGGTATAACAACATGGACTAAAAACCAATTTGCTGACTTTGTTGAAGCAGCTAATCT